TGAAAGCGCTTCTTTTCAAGAAAGACTAGTTGCATTTGCAGCAGTAGAGGGTATTTTCTTTTCAGGATCCTTTTGTTCAATTTTTTGGTTAAAATCAAGAGGTTTAATGCAGGGTTTATGTAACGCAAATACGCTTATTTTTAAAGATGAAAATTTACATTGTGATTTCGCAATACACCTAATCAACAATCACATTGAAAATAAACCATCAGAAGCTAGAATCAGAGAGATTTTATTATCTGCTTTGGAAATAGAAAAAGAATTTATCACAGAGTCATTACCAGTGTCACTTATTGGTATGAACTCAAACTTAATGAAACAATATTTAGAGTTTGTTACAGATGGTTTGTTGGTTAAATTTGGGTGCAAAAAAGAGTTCAATGTTGAACAACCTTTTAAATTCATGGAACAAATTGCTGTAGAGACAAAAGGTAACTTTTTTGAGTCAAGAACAGTAGAGTATCAGAAAGCTAAATTGAATGAGAAGCTTAGCTTTACTGAAGATTTTTAAATTAAACTAAACAAATAAAAAAAATAAAATGATCATACAAAAACGTAATGATGAGCAAACTGCGTTTAATCCGTCAAAAATTTTGACTAGGATTAAGAAAGCCGCTAAAGGGTTAAAGGTTAGTTCAGACGAAATTTTTATAAAAGGAATTACCTCATTACCAAATGAGGGTGTTATAACAACAAAAGAAATTGATAAGTTGTTGGCTGAAATAGCGGCATCATATACTGGTAGTCATTACGATTACAGTAAATTGGCCGCACATATCGCCATATCATCTTATCACAAAGAAACAAACCCAAGCTTTACCGAAACAATGAAATTGTTAGCTGAGGATAGTATCATCAATGAAGATTTAATAAAAATGATTGAAGAGTATGGTGCTGATGAAATAGATGCGGCTATCGATCATGAAAGAGATTTTCAGTTTGACTATTTTGCTTGGAGATCTTTACATGAGATGTATTTAACAAAAACATCACAGGGTAAACAAATTGAAAGACCACAACACATGTATATGCGTGTAGCTTTATGGGTGACTAAATCGTTTGAAGAGGCAGTTGAGTACTACGAAGCATTATCTAATCAATTCATTTCACCCGCAACACCAATCATGATTAATTCAGGTACCAAAATTCCTCAATTAGCATCGTGTGTATTGCATTACAATAACGATGACTCAAGAAACGGTCTTTTAGATAGTTTGAGAGACATCTCAGTTTATTCTGCTGATGCAGCTGGTATTGGTTTATGTATGTCAAATATCCGTAGTAAAGAAAGTAGAATTAAAACATCTGGTGGATTTGCTGGTGGGTTATTAAAATACCTTAAAATCGTAAACGAATCACTTCGTTTCTTTAATCAACAAGGTCGTAGGCCAGGAAGTGCTGCAATTTATATTGAACCATGGCACAAAGATATTTTTGACTTACTTGAACTTAAAAAGAATACTGGCGCTGAAGAATTAAGAGCAAGAGATTTGTTCACAGCGTTGTGGATCCCAGATAATTTCATGAGAGCGGTCCAGGATGATACTGATTGGTATTTATTCTGCCCAAATGACATCGTTAAGAACGGTTTAAAACCACTTCAGGAGTGTTTTGGGGATGAATATGAGGATAACTATAACAAAGCTGTAGAAATGGGCTTAGGAAAGAAAATAAAGGCTCAGGAAATCTGGATTAAAGTTATTGAATCGCAAGTTGAAAGTGGTGTACCTTACCTTTGTTCAAAAGACAATGCTAATAGAAAAACCAATCACCAAAATATTGGTGTTATTAAACAATCAAATCTTTGTAACGAGATTTACCAGTTTACGGACGAAAAGACAACAGCTATTTGTACATTATCATCTGTAGTTGTTAAAAACTATGTTAAAAACAAAACATTTGATTTTGACCGACTTTATGTTGAGGTTAAAAAAATTGTTAGAGCACTTAACAAAGTTGTTGACATTAACTCATACTCGACCGAAAAAGGTAAAAAAGGTGGCTTAGACCAAAGAGCAATTGCTATTGGTGTGCAAGGACTTGCCGATGTATTCTTTTTAATGGATTATGTATTTACATCTGAAGAGGCTAAAACCCTTAATAAAAAAATATTCGAAACAATTTACTTTGCTGCTATCACTGAAAGTAATGAGTTGTGTAAAATTGGTGAATACAAACCTTACAAACATTTTAAAGGTTCTCCAATGTCAAAAGGTATATTCCAATTTGATATGTGGGGTATTGATCAAAGTGAATTGATGTGGGATTGGGACTCTTTAAAAGAAAATGTTAAAACTTACGGTGTTTGTAACTCATTATTCACGGCACAAATGCCAGTGGCATCTTCGGCTAAAATTACTGGTTCATATGAGATGACCGAAGTTATACCATCTAATTTATTCAACAGAAGAGTTGTTGGTGGTGAGTTTTTAATCGCTAATAAATATTTAATTGAAGATTTTGAAGATTTGGGTATTTGGTCAGAAACATTTAAAAACGAAATAATTATGAACGAAGGGTCTATCCAAAATATTAATTTTAATAAATTTTTGGATACAACTGACAAACATTATGAGAAAAAAATTAAAAGAATTGAACATTTAATTCAAAAATATAGAATAATTTGGGAAGTTTCACAGAAAGAATTGATTGATATGGCGGCTGACAGAGCACCTTTCATTGACCAATCTCAGTCTATGAACGTTTATTTCCAGAATCCAACTGTACAGAAATTGTCATCTAGTCACTTCTGGGCTTGGAAACGTGGTCTTAAATCACTTTGTTACTATGTTAGAACAAAAGCTATCTCAACAGGCGCAAAACACTTGGCAATTAGCATTACCAGTGCTGAAACACCAACCGCTGTAATCACACCTAAACCAGAACCAATGCAAGTTCAGGAATCGGTTAAACCAGAAAACAGTCAATTTGATTGTTTTGGGTGTAGCGCTTAATTAACCTTACTTATCAAACTGGCAAGATAAATCCCACCTAACTAGTGGGATTTTTTTATTTACAAAAAATAAATTATTACGATATTTATTTATAAAAGAATATGGCAATTAAAAAACAAACATTTGGTATTGATTTCCCGTTTACTGAATCAAGTAGTGGAGATTATGTTGGTTTGACCAGTATACCAGAAGCTGAAGTAAAATCTATGCTAATACATCTTCTTTTAACTAAAAGGGGTTCCAGATATTATTTACCAGATTTTGGTACAAATTTATATCAGTATATATTCGAACCATTAGATGAAACAACCCTTGGTAAAATTGAAAATGAAATACAGGATGCTGTTGAAAAATACATACCAAACCTAAAATTAAACGCCATCAATATTACAAAAGTTGGGGATGAGGCTGAGTTTTTAAATAATACAGAAAAAGAACACCAAATTAGAATAAATTTAGATTACACAATAAGCTCCAAGACATTCTCAACGAGCGATAAATTATCAATAACAGTATAAAATGGCAAATAGACAAATAAATTATAGTAAAAGAGATTTTGCTTCCTTAAAAACGGAGCAAATAAACTATATTAAACAGTATTACCCTGAAGTTGTACAAAGTTTTAATGACGCATCGATATTATCGGTGTTCTTAGATTTAAATGCCGCTATTGCGGATAACTTAAACTATCAGATCGATAGAGCCTTACAGGAGACTGTTTTAGACTATGCACAGGAAAAACAATCATTGTATAACATAGCTAAGACTTATGGCCTTAAATTGCCCACAAAATCGTCTGCTGTGGCTGTTGTTGAGTTTACAGCTCAGGTACCTGTTTTTGGTGATCAAGAAGATATTAGATACCTACCTATTATTAAATCTGGTACGCAAGTATCAAATGGTGAAAATACATATGAGTTATTGTATGATGTTGATTTTACCTCAGCAACAAATAGTTCAGGTAATGTTGATAGAACAAAAAGACCTATTTTTATTAATAACAAAATTGCAAGTTATTCAATAACAAAAACTGGTATTATCATAGCTGGTACAACAAAGGTATTTAATCAAACTTTTGTTAATTCAATACCTTTTTATAAAATAATTTTACCAGAAAATAATGTTTTATCGGTTGAATCAGTGATTCATAAAGCTGGTACAACATTTACAGCAACGCCAACTGACAGCGAGTTTATTAACAGCCCAAATAGATGGTATGAGGTACCTTCATTAGCTGAAGACAGTGTTTTTGTTGAAGACACAAACTCCCCTAGAGTAAATGGTATTGCTAAAGGTATTTATCAAAAAATAGATAAAAGATATATAACCGAATTTACACCAAAAGGGTTTTGTTCAGTAACATTTGGTGCACAAACAGATTCATCTTTTGATATTTTAGATGATTTCTTAGACGGTGGTACATTTAACCTTAAAAGTTTTTTGAGAAACGGTAGTTTAGGTATGGCACCGATAGCAAATACAACATTGTTTGTTAAATATAGAATTGGTGGTG